AGAAGTGGTTGACTATTGCCAATGCGCACCAGATACCACCTGGTGGCAGCTGGTGGACGATATGGTTGTTGCTGGCAGGCCGAGGGGCGGGTAAAACACGCTGCGCCGCCGAGTGGACCTGGTGGGAAGCTTGGTCGAACCCGGGAACACGTTGGCTTGTGTCTGCGCCTACCAGCTCGGATGTTCGCGACGTGTGCTTTGAAGGCGACTCAGGCCTGCTGCGCGTGATCCCCGAAGAGATCTTGGAAGGCTATACGCGGTCGCTGCATGAGATCACGCTTAAGAACGGGAGTCTGATCAAGGGCATTCCGGCCAGTGAGCCCTCACGCTTTCGTGGACCGCAGTTTCATGGTGCTTGGCTCGATGAGCTAGCCGCCTGGGACTACCTGGACGATTCATGGGACATGATTCAGTTCGGGTTGCGGCTAGGTACACGACCTCGCGTGATTTGCACCACAACGCCTAAGCCTAAGCCTTTAATCGTGGACTTGGTGAACCGCGAAGGCGAAGATGTGGTGTACACCTCGGCCTCAACGTACGACAACATTCAGAACCTGGCACCAACTTTCCAAAAGCAGATCCTGCAGTATGAGGGCACCAAATTGGGGCGCCAAGAGATTCACGCCGAGATCATCGATCCGGAAGAAGCCGGCGTCGTGAAGCGTGACTGGTTTAAGCTCTGGCCTCACGAGAAGCCGTTGCCTAGGTTTGAGTACGTGGTTCAAAGCTATGACTGCGCCACGTCGGACAAAACCAAGAATGACCCAACAGCTTGCTCGGTGTGGGGTGTCTTTAAGCCAAGTCCCGACAAGGCAATGAGCGTGATGCTCATTGATTGCTGGGAGGAGTACATGCAGTACCCCGATCTGCGACCAAAAGTCATGGACGAGTATGGCGCAATCTACGGAGATGAGAACGAGTTCGGGCATGGGAAGAAGGTCGACCTGATCCTGATCGAAGACAAAAGCGCCGGTATCTCACTCATCCAAGACTTGCAGCGTGCCGGCCTGCCGGTTCGAGGCTACAACCCGGGCAATGCCGACAAGATGACGCGACTCAATATTGTGGCGCCTATCATTGAGCGTGGCCGCGTCTACATCCCCGAGTCCATAAAAAATCCCGGCATGGCTCGTGATTGGGCTGAGACGCTGATCTCGCAGATCTGTTCGTACCCCGAGGTGCGGCATGACGACTTGGTTGACACCACGACACAGGCATTGCGTGTGATTCGTGATATGGGCTTGATCAACATCGATCCCGTGGTCGTGGAAGATGAGTACGCCGAAGACAGGCCGAAAAGAGTTAATCCTTACGCAATTTGAAGCCGTATAATGCGTAGCGTGCAAATCGTGACTTGCAACAAGGATCTAGCATGGCAACTAATTACGTGAACTACGTTGCAAGTCCTGAAGAGCCCAACCTGGATGAGATGCGTTACGCGTTGACGCAAAGAAACGCAGTTGCCGCGCCTTCACAACAGCAACGCCCATTAGACGGCATTACTGACACCTTTAAGCGGTTGGCAGCGGAGTTCAACCCGTTGATGCTGGGTCGCACTCTGCAAGACGCGCCTAAGATTCTGTACAACGCTACCGTTGCGCCGGTTACAGGTACTTGGGCAGGCGCATTGCGTAACGTGCAAGCCGCAGGCGCAGCTCAAGCTTACGGCGCATTAGGTATGCCGCAGGAAGCCGCCGCCGCGCAAAGTCGTGTGCAACCCGTAAGGCCACAAGACGCGCAGCTGCAATTGCGGTCAGGCGCAGGGCAGCAAACGCAACAAGCGCTGGGCGAGGCATTTAATGCCTTGCAGTTGCCGCCAGTAGGCCCGGGCTCTGGCATGCCAGGTACTGCGCCGCTGACGCCACGGCCCATACTTACGCCTAACGATGTAAGGGTCATGGGTGCGCAGGCTGCGCATGCCGTGCGCGAGGCAAGGCAGATTCCTACTGACATAGCCAATGTTAGGGGCGCAGGCATCCAGCGAATGAGCCCGTTGACGGGGCAGCCGTCCGTAGGTAGCCGGGTAGGTACCGCAATTGAGGGTACATCACAAGCTGCGGGACGGGTAGGTGACATTGCTCGCGATGTGGGGCAATCCACTGCCGACTACATGCAAATGCGGCGTGATATGGGCTTGAGCCCCGTGCCAGGCGTACCACCCGAGTTCATTCCGGATTTGAACATGTACGCGGTACGGCCTACCGGAACTGCATTAACGTCGCCTAAGGTGCCGGAAACAAAGAACGTAGCAGACCTTAGCGTAGGAACTGCACCGCAAGGCGCCGTTATAGCAACAGGCGCTGATAAGCCACGGCTAAATCCGTCTGATGCGCTGGCGTATCTTACGCCTATGGACATGGACCCAGCACTTGCTACGAATGCCAACGCTGCGCAAATCATAGATCGACGTACCCTTGCGTTTGAGGACTTTATGTCCAATAAAGCGGGTGAAATGTATCCAGACGCGCCGTCAGCACGCGACGCAATGCAGGCGTTTAACGCGCAGTTTTCGCGTGTATCAGATCAGCAACGCGCAGAGCTTGCAATGTATGATGAGTTTCGCGATTCGCCGGAAGGCCGCGCCGTTGGAATGCAGGATTTGCCGTCATCTACGGAGCTGCAAGACAGACACGCGGCGGCAGCGCAATGGCTCAACTCAACGTTTTTGAACTACGTTAGGCGGCATCTTGGCGCTGAGGGTGACCCTGCCGTGCAGCTGGCATCACAAGGTCTTACCATGCTGCCCGCTGCGGACATACGTCGCTTGGCGTCTGCAGGCAATAACCAATCCGCCGTGGAGGCGTTGCGTCGTAAAGCAGGCATGCCAGAACAAGGCACCGTTGCGCCCGCGATTGACGCTAAATCGCAAGAGCTTGCAGACGCGCAACTAGCTGTTATTGCTTTGGAAACTCAACGGGGGCAATACCGTGACTTCGCAATGCAGCAAGGCTTGCCTGATCCGGCAATGCTGCCTGAGTACGCAGCAACTACAAATCCGTTGCAGGCGGCGGTTGCAAAGCGCGATAAGTTGCAAGGTGAGCTTGAAAACCTGCAATTGGGCAAAGCATACGAAGACGTGTCTGACCTTGCACTTGCTGTTAACACGCCAAAAGAGCTGCTTCGCAAGATTGAGTACGCTGATCGTCAGTTCTACCCTGCAGTTACTCGCGCGCAGCCTGATGAAAAGCTGTACACAAGTACCGCAACTCGGATGTTTGAAAACACAGGCCTTGATCAGGTAGCATCGCAGTTTTATGACGATGTTATGCGTGGCAACTTACCTATTGAAAAGTTGAAAGGCCTAACCGTTGAGAAGTACATACGCGGCAAAGCCGAAGGGCGTGTTGCAGAGGAAAAGCGTCAAGCACAGGCTGCGGTAGAGCTGAAAACCAATGTCGAGTCGCGAATGCAGCAGGACATGGCACAGTACGTACGCCCTGAGAATTACTTTGGCAACGTGGGCGTGTTGGAGCTTAGTACGAGCACAGGCTTTAGCCGTGATGAGATTCGTAGGTTGATCAGCGACGACACGTTGGTGTTGGATCACTGCGTTGCCGAGGGCCCCACGCCTGGTAGCAAGGATAAGAACCTTTGGCGCAATAATGGTGAGCGCAGATATATGCCATTGGTTGATCCTGTTACCGGGCAATTTAGAACTGATTCCCCACGTCATGAGACGCGCTATATTCGCGAAGCAAGCAAGCCGACTGATCCTGGCATGCTGGTCAGTGTACGCGACAAAGACACTGGGTTGCCTGTTGCAACGCTTGAGTTACAGCGTTCCGCAAATGGTAAATACAACATTGGATACGCGTCGGGTTGGCAGAATGGTGTTGTCAAGAAGGCGTACCACGACGCGATTAAAGAGTACTTGAATTCTCGTGCAAGCATAATCAACAGTGGTGGCAGTGATATTGAGTCTAATCTTGGTCTCATTGACTTGCATCGTAGCAACGAAGCTGCGCAAGAGGCAATGCGTATGCTGCGCATTGACCGCCGCGAGGCTACGGAGTTGCTAAACGCAGTAGCTGACCGCGGGTTGTTGCCGCGTTTTGGCACCACTGAAGATATTCGCCGCGTGCTTGCGCCCGCAGCGCAGCAGCCTTCAGCTCAGCAGCCTGTAACAACTGCAACTGCTGTTTTGCGTGACGTCAACAGCGCAATTGATACTGCCATTGCCGAGGCCGCCTACGCAGACCCACAAGTAGCAGAACTACGGCGCGCTTTTGATGGGATGTTGGCTGAACGAGGTTTGGATGCGGGTGAAGTCTCGCTGCCGCAACTTGATGGGTTCATACGCACCGTAGAAGCACGTAGACAAAACTATTTAAGACAAGGTAGCATACTTGTTGACGCGCTTGATAATGTGATGCCTGCACTTCAAGGCATCCGTGACCAAATGAGCCGCGGTATGTATGCACAGCAACCTGCCGCGCAACAACCTGCAGCACAACAACCTGCAGCACAACAACCTGACACGCAGCAAGGCATAACTGCTGCGGATCTGTACAATTACTTACGAGATGTTGCGCAAGCTTATGGCCGTGATGAAGGCGACGCAATGCTGCATGCAGTAAGACAAGTGCGACAAACTTTTGATGGCGCGCCATCGTATGAAGATCTATTGCGTTTGCAGCCTACCGCGTTTGCAGAGCGTATTGCTGAGATTGCCCAGCAACAAAACAACGCAATCGTTGAGCAAGAATTGCTGGCTTTGGCTGATCGCATTGCCCCGCCTGTACCTCCTGCGCAGCCTGCCAATCCCTTTGATCGCGCTGTATTCCCGCCTGATCAGCAACTTGCGAACTTTGACGTGCATGGCATGGCGCGAGACTTGCTTGAGAATGCGCGCCGCGACAATCAAACTTTTGACACAGGTGACTTAGGCTCTTCGCTGTTTACGCTTACCCATGGCAACTTTGATGACTTCCGTTTTAGAGCATTAGGCGCAGACAGCGCAGTTGCGCAGCGACAAGTAGCAGACGCGCTTCGTCAACTAATCCAAGCTGCCGGCATACAAATGCCAGGTTTAGGCGCAAATCAGCCTGCTGCAGCACAGCAGCAACCAATTGAATTTATTACCGATTTTCGTGACTACGTAGATAATCTTCGTGGGACATTAGATGTTAATGCAGGCGAGCAATTTGCGAATGCTATTGCTACAGCAGTGAATGACTTTGGGCAAAACGCAAGAATTAGCGACTTGCTACGTGATCAACCGACTGCGTTTGCAGAGCGGATTGCTGAGATTGCTGTAGAATGGGGCTATGCAAGTGTCGCGAACGAATTGCTTGAATTGGCCAATCGTATTGCGCCGCCTGTGCCACGCGCACAACAGCCTGAGCCTGCGCAACCCTTAAACCCGTTAGGCGCTTGGGAAAATTGGGAGCCCGATCCTGGCCATCCGGCTAATCAGCCTGGCGCAGCAGCCGCGGAACCACCTGCAAATAACTTTAATCCGGCGGATTTTGCGCGTAATCTCATTGAAGACGCGCGGCTTGATAACAGGCACTTTGACATACAACTGTTGCGCAATCAGGCAGCCTTGCTAACTGACGATCCCGGCTCATTTATGAGCATACAGGCTTTGCCGCTTGAGCAACGTAATGCAGCAGCACGGCGCGCTCAGGCTGAGCTTACAAACCTCATGCGGCCTTTGGAAGCACAAGTTGCGCAGCGTTACACGGCGTTGCAAGACGCAATAGATCGCGGAGACGTCCAAGAGCTTCGTGCTTTTCGCACTGCCGTGGGTGAAGCTGATCATATATATTGGGGCGCGCTGCCTGCACAAGAGCGTGAGAACGTCATTCGTACGTTGACAGCAGGCATTGCTAACTTGGAGCAACAGCCGCCTGCAAATAACCCCAACATTGCGCCGTTTAGACGTATTCCTGCTGATGTGCGTGCAATGGACTCAGCTGCATTGGCTGACCGCGGTATGACGCCTGGCCAATACGAAGACATGCGAAATGCGTTTATGCAGTTGCGAAACAACAACGGCGCTGCTGAGCTTCGAGACATTATTCAGTTGGTTCGCGCTCACACAATAGGTAATTGGGAAAATTTCTCGCCAGAACAGCGTGAGTACTTGGCTCGATGGTTGCAAAACTATATTGACAGCCTTGCGCCACCAGGCTACGCAAAAGGTGGTACAGTATCACAATTCCCAAGCCTAGATGGCATGCGGTATGAACTTATGATGCGGAGAGCATAATGGCAACACAGATGCCGATTCCACCTGATTTTGGGCGCTTTGTTGGCGCCGCAGCAGAGCAAGAAGAAGATGATGACGAGCAAAAGCAATCAGTCTTTGAGATCTTCAACGCGGAAGAGCCTGAGCCTGATGTGGAAGAGCTGCCTGACGGCTCGGCCATTGTTCGCATTGATGATGATAAGCTACAAGGCCCGGATGAAGATCCGGACTTTTATGAGAACTTAGCCGAGGTGGTGTCTGCCGCTGATCTTAAAAAGCTAGCCATTAAGTACCTGGACCTGATTGAAAAGGACAAGGAAGCACGCGAAGAGCGTGACAAGCAATATGAAGAAGGCCTACGCAGAACTGGGTTGGGGAATGACGCCCCTGGTGGAGCGCAGTTTACCGGCGCTAGTAAAGTCGTGCACCCCGTCATGGCAGAAGCCTGCGTTGACTTCTCCGCCCGTGCCATTAAGGAGCTCTTTCCTCCCGACGGGCCGGTCAAAACCAAGATCATTGGCGAGACTACTGATGAAAAAATAAAGCGTGCCGAGCGTAAGCGCGACTTTATGAATTGGCAGCTCACCGAGCAAATTGAAGAGTACCGTGATGAGTTGGAGCAGTTGCTTACGCAAAAGCCGTTGGGTGGATCGCAGTACCTGAAGCTGTGGTACGACGAGTATAAGCGTAGGCCTTGCGCCGAGTTTGTGCCAATTGACAACATTTACTTGCCCTTTGCGGCGGCTAACTTTTACACCGCCCAGCGCGTAACTGAGGTCAATGACATCACGCAGGAGACGTTTGAGCTCCGTGTTGCGCAAAAGATGTACACCGACATCGACTTGGTTCGCGCAACGCAAGAGCCTGAGCAAACCAACTCCGAAAAAGCCAACAACAAAATCGAAGGCCGCGTTAGCCAAGAGATCAACGTTGACGGCGTCCGTAGGGTGTACCACATCTACACATGGCTGGAAACTGAGGATGACTCTTTTACCAAAGGCGAGCGAGCACCTTACATCTTGATGATTGATGACGTTACCGGCGAAGTGGTCGGGCTGTATCGTAATTGGGAAAAAGGCGACGACACGCTAACCAAGCTTGATTGGCTTGTGGAGTTCAAATTTATCCCTTGGCGTGGGGCATACGCTATTGGCTTGCCGCACTTGATTGGCGGTCTAGCCGCTGCACTTACAGGCTCGCTTCGTGCTTTGCTGGACGCCGCGCATATTAACAACGCGCCGACCATGCTGAAGTTGAAAGGCGCAAAGATTTCGGGCCAGTCCACGCAAATTGAGCCTACCCAGGTTGCGGAGATTGAAGGCGCGCCTGGCGTTGATGACGTGCGCAAGATCGCAATGCCTGTGCCTTTTAACCCGCCTTCGCAGGTGCTTTTCCAACTGCTAGGTTGGCTTACCGGCGCAGCAAAAGGCGTGGTCACAACCGCGGAGGAAAAGATTGCCGACGTCAACAGCAACGCGCCTGTAGGCACTACACAGGCATTGATTGAGCAAGGCGCTGCGGTGTTTAGTGCCATTCATGCGAGGTTGCACAACAGCCAAGCTCGTGTGCTTAAGATTCTTAATCGCCTGAACCGCTGGTACTTTGATGAGCAGCATAAAGGCCACATGGTTGAGGACCTTGGTATAACCAAGGAAGACTTTGAGCGTGATACGGATATCATTCCGGTTTCGGACCCGCATATCTTTGCGGAGACACAGCGATACGCGCAGGTGCAAACCCTTGCCGCACGGGCACAGGCCAACCCTGACTTGTACAACCGCTTGGCTGTTGAGAAGCGTATTCTTAAGCAAATTAAGCTGCCGGACATTAACGAAGTGTTGCCTGATCCGCAAAACGTCAAGGAGATGAACCCCGCGTTGGAAAACGTGGCCATGACGCTTGGCAAACCTGTGGGTGCTTTCCCATCACAGGATCATTTGGCGCATATTCAGGTTCACCTGGATTACATGCGCGATCCGGTGTATGGCGCAAACCCTATCATTGCGCCAATGTTCACCCCACAATGCTTGGAGCATTTGAAGCAACACCTTGTGTTGTGGTACCTTAATCATGTTGAGCAGTACGCTGCAGCGGCGCTGTCGAGGCCTTTTAACATTTTGAAAGAGCAAGTGTTGCCTGCAGAAGCTGACCAGCTGCTTGCTGCAGTTGCGCAGCATGTGCACCAAGATACAGGTCAGACTTTTGGCGGTGTAACACCGGTCATTGCGCAGGCGCTGCAAATGCTGAAGCAAATGCAAGGCCAAGGGCCTATTGATCCGGCAACACAAGCGCTTGTGCAAACTAGCATGGCGGAAACGCAACGTAGGGCTACGAAAGATCAAGGCGAGCTGCAACTTGCTGCGGCCAAGATGCAACAAGCCGATCAGCACTTTATGATTGGCAAACAAACTGAGTTGATCAAAAACACGGAAGACAACTTGGTGCAAGAAAGAATCAAGTCGGCAGAGCTTACGCGTGATGCTGCCAGCTTGCAAACTGAGCAGTTTAAGACTGCGATCGACGCACAAAACGCAATCCAATCTACTCTAGGAGTTCAAAATGGCTAATGAAGGTATCAATATGCATAAGCGTTTGGCAATGGGCGCGTCTGAAGGGACGGCCAAAGCCAGCGGCAAAAGCGTGATTCAAAAATACGCAGCAGGCGGGTCGGTGATGCCTGAGTCGCGAGTGGCAAACCTGCCTGCTCGTGGTTCCGCACCGCCGCCTTTGCCTAAGCCTGGTGGCAAAATTGCCACTATGAAAAAAGGCGGCGCTGCTAAAAAAGGCCCTGGCGTAATGATTGCCGTGGCCATCCCCGTGAAGAAGTCTGCAGGTCGCGGCCGTTGAGCAATCAATGGCTTTGCTTGCAGATTTCATTGGCCGCATAAAAGTTGAACAGGCCAAAGTTGCGGATAGCCTTACACAAGGCTTTGCCACAAACTTTGAGACCTATCAACGCTTAGTCGGCCGTCACCAAGGCTTGCAAGAAGCCTTGTCCATTCTTAATCAACTACTTGAAGAGGAAAGAGATGCCAATTGAACTTATGCCGGAGGCTTCGAATGAAGCCGAGTTGCGGGAAGCATTTCCTGCAGTTGACCCCGGTGCAATCCCCGTAGGCGGTAGAATCTTGGTGCAATGGCGCGCAGTGCGCGACAAGATCACTAGCTCAGGCATTGTGCTGCCTGAGGAAACCAAAGAGACTGAAAAGTGGAATACGCAGGTTGCAAAAGTTGTTGCAATTGGCCCACTTGCGTTTAAGAAACGTGATTCCATGGAGCCTTGGCCCGAAGGTAGTTGGATTGCCGTCGGGGATTACGTGCGTATGCCTAAATGGGGCGGCGACCGATGGGAAGTACCCTTTGAAGTCGACAATGCCAAAGGCAAAGCGCTTTTTAGCATCTTTAACGACCACGAGGTGATTGCAAAAGTCACCGGTGACCCGTTAAAAGTAAAAGCTTTCGTGTAAGCTTTGGAGAATGACACATGACACCTACTGATAAGCTGGAATTGCAAGTTGCTGAGGAGGCCGATGGCTCCGCAGTGGTGCAAATGCCACAAAATGACAACAACGAGCTCTCGAACGCGTCAGATGACTCACAAAGTGATGATTCAGATGCATCAGATGAGGCTCAAGGACCCCAAAATGATGACGATAGGGGTATACAGGACGACGACCCTGAGCGTGAGGCCCTTAGGGCTGCACGCCGAGATGAAAGAAGGCTAAAAAAGCAGCTTCATCGTGAAAAAGCACGTGAATCTAACCATTTGATTACTGCGCTGCGTAAGCAGAATCAAGAACTTGCACAGCGAGTGGCTACTTTGGAAACAAAGACCTCTGGCGCTGAGCTTGCAAGGCTCGACAAAGCCATTGAAGACTCACAAACGCGTGTTGAATACGCAAAAATGAAGCTTCAAGATGCTGTGAACTCGCGAAATGGCGAAGAGGTCACAAAAGCACAACAACTGTGGTATGACAACCAACGCCAGTTGGAGTCTTTGCAGTCGTTGAAGACAAATGCCACAAAGCACATTTCGCAGTCTAAGCAACAAATTAAAGTGCCTGACCCTTCGGTTCAGCGCATGGCAACGGGCTGGATGGAGCGAAATTCTTGGTACGACCCGCAGCTCAAAGACGCAGATTCTAAAGTTGCGCAGTCCATCGACCAAGCTTTGACCGAGGAAGGCTTTGACCCGTCTTTGCAAGACTATTGGGATGAGCTGGACGAAAGGCTGCAAAAATACCTTCCACACCGCTACAATTCAGGGTATAGTAGCAACACGAAAACTTCTAGACCCAGATCTGTTGTGACAAGTTCAGGACGTGAAGCGGTATCTAGCGTACGGGCCAACGAATTTAGAGTTGACCCAAAGCGTGTGCTTGCGCTTAAAGAAGCAGGCATGTGGGATAACGTGGAGCTTCGTAACAAGATGATTCGCAAGTTCGCTGAGTTTGATCGGCAACAGAAAAGAGGTTAATCATGGATGATCGTATTCGTAAGAACACTCGTATGGACCGCAGCAACCGTGGGCAAGAAGACGCCTCCCGTGCTGCGCCAGAAGAAAGCTTTGTTTCATCTGAGGAGCGTCGTAGGATGTTCCGCTCGGAATGGCTTCAAGAAGCTCTTCCGACTCCGCCAGAAATTCCTGGCTACCACCTGTGCTGGTTGTCTTCCAATAACCAATATGACCCTATTCACAAGCGAATGAGGATGGGCTATGAGCCTGTGAAAGCCGATGAACTACCAGGCTTTGATCATTTGAAAGTGAAAGCTGGTGAGCACGTCGGCTTTGTTGCTTGCAATGAAATGCTGCTGTACAAGTTGCCTATGGACATCTATCAGCAGTTGATGCTTGAGCTTCACTATCATGCCCCTCAAGAGGAGCAGGAGAAGATCAAGGTTCAACAAGAGCAATTGCTGGGCGTGCGCGACAGTCACGGCAAGACGTTGGTTTCTATTGAAGGCGATGGCATGAATTTTGACGCCAAAGTTAAGTCACTCCCGGTCTTCAATTGACTATGACGCATTTTTCACACTTTTTTGAAAGGACTCAGACATGAGTGCAATCTCCGCACCGTTCGGTCTGCGCCCTGCATTCCACCCTTCTGGGCTGGATCGTGCACAGGCACTGGCTGGCGGTATTGTGTCGGCCTATGGCTCGAACATTCTCAAAGGACAGCCCGTACGCTACGTTACGGGTGGCACGATTGAGCCAGCAGCCGCTGGCGATCGCTTCGCTGGCGCTTTTGCCGGTGTGCAGTGGACTGACACCACGGGACGCGCTCGAGTGTCTAACTACTGGCCTGCCAACACGGCGTACCAAGCCGGTACCTGTGTCGCCTACTTCTACAACGATCCTCTGATCGTGTATGAGGTCCAGGCCGATGGTTCGTTGGCTCAAACCGCCGTGGGTGACCAGGCTGACCTGAGCAACACCACTGCAGGCTCCGCAACTACGGGTCTTTCCGCATGCACGCTGTCGACCACCTTGGCCGGCGCAGGTGCAAGCGCGCAGATGCGTATTGTTGACCTGGCTCCGTACCCCGACAACGCTTGGGGCGATGCGTTCACGATTGTTCGCGTAACCATCAACGAGGCGCAATTCCAAGCGTCCGTTAACGCCATCTAAGGAGGGTCTGAACTATGGCAGCCCCAATGAGAAGTACTGACTTTCGGAGTATTGTTGAGCCTATTCTCAATGAATGCTTCGACGGTGTCTATGACCAGCGCTCTGATGAATGGTCCACGGTTTTCCGTGAGCAGCAGGGTATTCCGCGTAACTACCACGAAGAGCCGGTCCTGTACGGATTTGGCGCCGCGCCGCAACTGCCTGATGGTTCCCCCGTGGCCTATCAGCAGGGCGGTGTTCTCTTCCTGAAGCGCTATGTGTACAACGTGTATGGTCTGGCTTTCGCGTTGACCAAAGTGCTTGTTGAAGACGGCGACCATATTCGTATTGGCCAGGTTTACGCCAAGCATTTGGCACAATCGCTGGTTGAGACGAAAGAAACTCTTTGCGCTAACGTGCTCAACTACGCGTTCACTGCCGGCTTCAATGGCGGCGACGGCGTGCCGCTGATCTCTGCCAGCCATCCCTTGGTGTCCGGTACTGCCAGCAACTTGCTGTCCACCGCAGCCAATCTGTCGCAAACCTCTCTTGAGCAGATGCTGATTCAGGTTCGTCAAGCTGTTGACAACAACGGCAAGAAGATCCGTCTGCAGCCTACCAAGCTGGTTGTTGCCCCTGGCAACACTTTCCAAGCTGAAGTTTTGCTGAAGAGCGTTCTGCGTGCCGGTACCGCCAACAACGACATCAACCCGATCAAATCGATTGGCCTGATGCCTGAAGGCGCTTCGGTCATCTCACGTCTTACTTCTCCAACCGGGTGGTGGGTTCAGACCGACGCGCCTGAAGGCATGAAGTTGATGATGCGTCGTGGCCTGGAGAAGACCATGGAAGGCGACTTTGAGACCGACTCTATGCGTTATAAGGCTACCGAGCGTTATGACGTGGGCTGGACTGACTGGCGCGCGATGTACGGTACCCCCGGCGTCTAAACCTAAGTGGGGGCTTCGGCCTCCACTCTTCAAGGAGAACACAAATGGCGCAAACGTATTTTGGGTCTACTGTCCGCGCGGGTTCTGGCTCACTGACCGATACCGTCGATGGCGGTTTCATGGTTCTGGCTCAGACCACCACGGTTACGACCGCAGCTGCAGGGACCGCAACCAGCGCAACCCTGACCCTCCCCGCGTCGTCCCAGATCATTGACTTCTACGTCGATATGGTCCAGGATGAGGTTGTAGGAGGCGGCACGGCCACTGCAATCGCAATGACTATTGGCACTGCTGCCGCCGGGACACAATATGTGTCTTCGACCGACATCTTTGCTGGTGGTCGTGCGGCTTTGACTTTTACCGCAGCCCAACTGGCGGCGATGGCAAATATTGGAACCAACCAATCCGTTGTCATCACGGTTGACCCTGACGGCACGATCAGCACGACCCAGGCGATTGTTCGTCTGACCGTTGTGTATGCCCAAAAGGTTTAAGGAGTACATCATGGGACAGTTCAAACCAATGCCTAAGATGAAAACTACGGAGCCAACCGTTGAGCTTAAGCTCAAAAAAGGCGGCCCGGTAAAGAAGGCAATGGGAGGCGCAATGCCTGCCGCAGCAATGCCTTCTGAGCGAGGCGTTCCTCGTGCTGCACGACGTGGTATGGCTCCGGCCATGCCGCGTCGTGGCATTGGCATGGGCGGCATGCCTATGACGCGTAAAAAAGGCGGTGAAGTTGAGTCTGCTAAGACTCACGCGTCTGAGATGAAAGCTATTCGTGGCCTGAAGTCTGAGATGTCGTCGCATAAAGCCACGCCTGCTTCCAAAGCGCATAAAGGTCTGAAGACCGGCGGTGTCGTTGAAAAATACGCCACTGGTGGAGTGATTCAGAAGTATAAGCGCGGCGGTAAGATGAAAGACGGCGGCGCTTGCTGAAACAAGGTGGGGGCTTCTGCCCCCATTTTTCTAGGAGAGTTAAATGTCAACGTTGACGAATGTGTTCTCGGCGCACAGGGATACAACTGGTGTGATTTACGCTGGTGCTACGAATCTTGCCGGGTATCAACTATTGACCGGTGGCACGGCTGGGGAGATAGTGTTCCGCGATGGCGGTGCATCCGGCACTGTGCTTTTGCGAGTCAACATTTCTGCTTCACCAACAAACCCGTTTTCTACTTTGATACCGGGCAACGGAATTCGTTTCAGCACCAATATCCACGTTACTCTGCCAGCAGCTGCCGTAGTGACAATTTTCTGCGGTTGACCATGCCAGCCAAGTCGCAAGCCCAGTTCCGCCTGATGAAGGCCGCGGAGAACAATCCCAAGTTCGCCAAAAAGGTCGGCATTAAGCAGGGCGTTGCTGCTGAGTACACTCAGGCCAACAAGGGCAAGAAGGCCTACAGCGGCCTACCAAAGCGCATGAAAGATGGGGGCGACCCTAGGCTTTCTGTCTCCCGTGGTGAAAAGCTACCCACAAGCCAAGGCGCGGGCCTGACGGAAAAAGGCCGACAAAAGTTTAACCGCGCAACGGGCGCAAATCTAAAAGCTCCTGCGCCTAACCCAAAAACCAAAGCTGACGCAGCAAGAAAGAAAAGCTTTTGCGCACGCATGTCAGGCATGCCCGGTCCAAAGCATGACGAAAAAGGCAACTTGACACGTAAAGCTGCAAGCTTAAAGCGTTGGAACTGCCCAGGGTGGTAATAGTATGTCAACAAGTGGCACGGTAGGTCAGACAGTCATATCAGTGCAAACGCTGATTGACCATGGCGCGCGTCGCGCCGGTAAACTTGCAGAAGAGCTTACCAGCGAGCAGGTGCAATCCGCAAAAGAAAGTCTCTACTACTTGCTATCAAACTTGGCAAATAGAGGCATTCAATACTGGTGCATTGAAAAGACGGTCATAGGCCTGATTCCTGAAAAGTACGTGTACTATTTGCCAGTAGGCACGGTTGATGTGCTAAACGCCAACTACCGCACGGTTCAGGCAAACACCAACAACCCGTACAGTTCTTCGGGTGTTACTGCCAACGCTTTTGATGGCGAATACACTAACATTTGCCAGCTTACCACTAACACGGGCAACATTGGCATTGACATGGGCGCGGGCAGCTCAGTCTACGTAGGTACTGTTGGCATTTTGCCTGCTGTGTCAGGCTCTGTAACTTTGCAAATCCAGGCGTCAGCTGACGGCATCACCTGGAACACCATTTATAGCCCAGGTGCTACTACTTGGGTAGCAGGCACGTGGCTTTACTATGACCTAGAGCCTTCGGCAGACACGCAATACTGGCGCATTCTGCAAACTGCAGGCGTCAACATGGGTGTCTACCAAGTCATATTCGGCTCAAATGCTACAGAGATTCCTGTTGCACGTATGAACCGTGATGACTACACGAATTTGCCTAACAAGAACTTTACGAACAACTGGCCATTGCAGTACTGGTTTGACCGCACGATTCCGCAGCCTGCAATGTACATGTGGCCTACACCAGGTACGTACGCGCCACAACTCGTGGTCTGGAGGCATCGACACATACAGGATGTAGGTGATCTATCAGGTGAGCTGGAAATTCCCCAGCGATGGTATCTGGCCATCCAGAACATGCTTGCGCATCAAATGGCTATGGAGCTACCTAGCGTTGCCACTGAGCGAATTGCGTACTGTGAACAGCAGGCTGAAAAATTTTGGTTTCAGGCTGAGCAGGAAGAACGCGATAAGAGCCCAATCTACTTTGCGCCTAACATTTCTTATTACACGAGATAAGAGATGCCTCGCACGCTCAATACGCTAGGCAACACAACTTTAAGCATCGCGATTTGCGATCGCTGTAAAATGAAGCGCGCGTATGATGATTTAGGGCCTGACCCTAATTTCCCAGGGCTTAGAGTTTGTGGACAAGGCTGCCGTGATCAACGTGACCCGTATCGCCAACCTGCAAGACAGCCTGAAAAAATTGCACTGCGATTTCCGCGTCCAGACGCTGACATTGCAGTGTATCCACACCAGTTGCAAACTGGGCAGTATGGCGTCTTTACAGTGTCAACGGAGCAAAACACACAAACGCCTGAGAATGATGGTAACGTTGACGGAATAACAGCCGAGCCTTAACATGCCCAATGTAACTATTACGCAGTTGCCCACCGCGCAGCCGCTTACAGGCACTGAGCTTGTGCCTATTGTGCAAAATGGCGTCACTGTTAGAACCACGACGGCCGCGGTTGCAGGCTCGCCTAGCCAGCAGCAAACGTTCATAACGCTTGCTCAAGAGCCCACGTTACCTAACAGTCGATATCTGTCTACAAGTACCGGTCTTGGCTTAGTTGATGGTGGCCCGCAAGCGTTTTATAGAATCACGCTTAATGGCGCGGCGGGCTCGTTGGAGCTTGCCGGCACCGGTATTATTGCTAAGACATCTGCCAGCGCGGTTACAAGCCGCAGTATTGCTGTCACCGGCGCAGGTTTGGCCATCTCCAATGGCGACGGCGTTGCAGGCAATCCCATGATCTCACTTGCTGGGCTGGCTGCAGCCATGGCGAACGTTGGTGGAACTGGGCTGCTGGCTTTCCAAAACGGGGCTACCGCAGGCGGCGTGCTGATTGCTGGAACCGCAGATCAGATCTCTGTGGCCAACGGCAATGGCGCTGGTGGCAACCCAACGATCAGTTTCGCGCTCAATCCAATTTTGCCGGGAACCGAGGCGGTTACACTGCCGAAAGGGACCACAGCGGAACGTCCTGCTGGTAGTGATGGGCAAATTCGTTTTAATACAGATACGAATCAATACGAAGGCTACGCCAGCGGGCATTGGTCTAATGCCCTTGGTGCTTCCGGCTTTTCCGGATTTTCTGGGTATTCAGGCTTTTCTGGATTAGGTCTTTCCGGGTACAGTGGTCAATCAGGATTTTCTGGTTTATCAGGATTTTCCGGACTGTCTGGATTTTCTGGAATTTCCGGCTTTTCCGGTATCTCAGGCTTTTCAGGCACATCTGGATTTTCGGGAGTAAGTGGGTTTTCCGGGATTTCCGGCTTTTCTGGTGTCTCAGGTTTCAGTGGCGATTCTGGTTTTTCAGGTGTTTCCGGATTTTCCGGGTCTGGAATATCCGGATTTTCTGGAATATCGGGATTTTCTGGAACGTCAGGTTTTTCCGGCATATCTGGATTTTCAGGAATTTCTGGATTTAGCGGTATTTCCGGATTCTCCGGGGTGTCTGGATTTTCTGGAACGTCAGGTTTTTCCGGGAGTGGTATCTCCGGGTTTTCCGGTTTTTCTGGAATCTCTGGGTTTAGCGGTATTTCCGGGTTTTCCGGAATCTCTGGGTTTAGCGGTATTTCCGGGTTTTCCGGAATCAGTGGTTTTTCCGGAGAATCTGGATTCTCCGGAATCAGTGGTTTTTCCGGAGAATCTGGATTCTCCGGTTCAGGGATAAGTGGCTTCTCTGGATCAGGAATAAGTGGTTTTTCAGGCACTTCTGGCTTTTCTGGTATTTCAGGCTTTTCTGGTATTTCAGGCTTTTCTGGTATTTCAGGCTTTTCAGGCACTTCTGGCTTTTCTGGTATTTCAGGCTTTTCTGGTATTTCAGGCTTTTCTGGGATCTCTGGTTTTTCTGGATTTTCTGGATTTTCCGGATCGGGCATCAGCGGCTTTTCAGGCTTCTCAGGCTTTTCAGGCAGATCCGGGTTCTCAGGCAGTGGCATCAGCGGGTTCTCAGGCTTTTCAGGCAGATCCGGGT